CCGCCGCGCATGTGCTGCCAGGTTCGGCCGGATTGCCGGCAGATCTTCCCGCGCCGCCCGCCCAGGCGCCTCCGCGCGGCGCATCCTCGCAGGTCATCGCGCTGCGCCCGTCGGGCGGCGCACGTGCATCGCGCCTGGCGGGAAGATTTGCGGCGGGCCGGGCGGGCGGCGCAGGAAGATTTACGGCGGCGGGCGGGCGCGCCGGGCGGGCGGGCGCGGCAGGAAGATTTACGGCGCCGAGGGGGGTGGCGTGATGCCGCAGCCGCCGCCGCCGTGCGGCACCGACGGAGGGGCGCAGCGGCACCGCCGCCTCAAGGAGCCGGTGTGCGGCCCGTGCCAGCGCGCGGCGAGCGCGTACGTGCGCGGCTGGCGCAAGCGCCACAAGTGCGCGCCCGGCCTTGGCTGGCCGCTGCGCGAGGAGGAGGTCGGCGGTGGGTAGGACCGGCCCGGCGCCGAAGCCGACGGCGCTGCGCGTGCTGCATGGCGACCGCAGGAGCCGCATCAACGACGCCGAGCCGAGGCCGCGTGACCTGCCGCCGCTGAAACCGGCGTGGCTGTCGCCGCTGGCCGCTGAGGAGTGGGACCGGATCGCCCCGGACCTGGCGGCGATGGGCACGGTCAAGCGGATCGACGCCATGGGCCTGGCCGCGTACTGCGAGGCCGTGGCGCGGCTGATTACCGGCGCCAAGCTCGTGGCCGAGGCCGGGCCGCTGCTCGTGGACCGCGACGGGAAGGTGCGCCGGAACCCGGCCGTGGCGCAGGCGCGTGACGCCAGCTACGAGATGCGCATGTGGGCGCGCGAGTTCGGGTTCACGCCGTCGGCGCGGTCGCCGCTGCGCATCGATATCGGCGCGCACGCCTTGCCGGCGGAACGGCTGCTGTCGTGACCGCGCACGAGCCGCCGAAGTGGCTGCCGGGCTGGGAGCACTGGTGGCAGCGCGCGGCCTGGCGGGCGCGGAGCTGGGTGCTGTGGTTCCTGCGCGACCGCTGGCGGCTCAAGCGGCAGGGCTGGGTCAAGGGCAAGGACGGCTGGTGGCGGTGATGCTGCCCGTGGTCATGGTCGCCGGCTACCTGTTCGCCGGCGCGCTTAACGGCGCCTGGCTGCCCAACCTCTGGGTGCTGCTCGTCGCCTTGCTGTCGTACGCGGCCGGGCGGGTGAGCCGCTGATGGCCGCGCAGGTCGCCGCGCAGCGCTTCACGACCGTCCGCACGGACCAGGTGCAGCCGCACCCGCGGAACCCGAACATCGGGGACGTGGCCGCGATCACGGCCAGCATCGAGGCCAACGACTTCTTCGGCGCCATCGTGGTCCAGAAGTCCACCGGCAACATCCTCATCGGCTCGCACCGCTGGCAGGCGGCGCGCGCCAGCGGCCTGGCCGAGCTGCCCGCGTTCGTGCTCGACTGCGACGACGACCGCGCGCTGCGCGTGCTACTGGCCGACAATCAGACCGGCCGCTTGGCGCACTGGGACGAGCCCGCGCTGGTGGAGCTGCTGAAGGAGATGAACGCCGGCGCGCGCGGCCTCGCGGGTTCGGGGTTCACCGACGCGGCGTTCATGCGGATCGTCACGGCGCTGACGCAGAAGCAGGGCGCCGGGCCTAGCCTTGCCGACCAGTTCCTCGTCGCGCCGTTCGACGTGCTGGACGGCCGGCGCGGCTGGTGGCTGGAGCGGCGCCGCGCCTGGCTGGCGCTCGGCATCCGCAGCGAGCTTGGCCGCTTCGGCGGCGAGGGCCGCGCGGCCTACGCCGGCGGCTGGCGGCGCGGCGATGCGCAGACGCACGGGACGCGGAAGCTACAGAAGGAGCTGCTCGGCCGGAAGCTGACCAAGGAGGAGATCACCGAGGACGGCGCGATACCCGACGTGTCCGTGTTCGACCCCGTGCTGTGCGAGCTGGCTTACCGCTGGTTCTCGCCCGCCCAGGGCGTCGTGATCGACCCGTTCGCCGGCGGGTCCGTGCGCGGCATCGTGGCCGCGCTCCTCGGCCGCGCCTACCACGGGAACGACCTGGCGGCGCGGCAGGTAGCGGCGAACGTGGAGCAGGCCGCCGCGATCCTGCCGCGCGCGGAGGCGGCGGGCTCGGCGCGGTGGGATACCGGCGACAGCGCCGTGTGGGCGCCGGCGCTGCCCGAGGGGTGCGCGGACCTGGTGTTCACGTGCCCGCCGTATTACGACACGGAGGTCTACACCGACCACCCCGACGACCTGTCAGGCATGTCCGCGGGCGGCTTCGATGAGGCGTACTTCGCGATCATGGCGGGCGCCGGCCGCGCGCTGCGGCCTGACCGCTTCGCGGTGATCGTGACCGGCGACAGCCGCGACGGCAAGAGCGGGTGCCTGCGCGACCTGCGCGGCGCGACGATCCGGGCCATGGAGGCGGCTGGCCTTGGCTACTGCTCCGGGGCGGTGCACGTGACCCCGGTGTGGTCGCTGGCCAGCACGGCATCAAGGCAGTTCAAGGGCAGGCGCACGCTGGGCCGCATCCACGAGGATGTCCTGGTCTTCTGCAAGGGCAGCGCCAGCCGCGCCGCCAGGGCGTGCGGCTCGATCGAGGTCGCGTTTCCTGAAGTGGCGGCGCCGGCCGCCGGCAACGGCCAGGCGGCCGGCTGAGCCCCTACCCGCCAAGGCCCGCGCCTGCGGAACTTACCCGCCGAGTCCAGGCCGCAGGTCCCGTCACGGGCCACGGTAGTCGCAGCGGTCCTCGGCGTACAGCGCCGCCACGCGGCCGAACAGCCCGGCGCTGGAGTCGTTGTCGTCCATGATCGCGCCGAGCAGCGCGCACAACTCTTGGTGCTGCTGCTGCCAGTGGCCATACTGGTGCGGGTGCATCGGGTAGCCCCTCAGCGCGACAGTCAGCGCGGCGGCGGCGAGGCCGGTAGCCAGGCAGGCGAGCACGGGGAGCAGGTAGCGGTTGAGCAGGCGCAGGAAGCGGTTCATCGGTGTAAGAACGGCGGGCGGCGCCGCGCTGTTACCCGCGACCGAGGGGGGTGGGGCCTATGCGTTAGCCAAACTGAAGCCGGCGGGGTGCGTGACCCAAGCGCGCATTCCGCCCCAAGTCTCGGCAGTAGGAAGGCCCCATGCTCACCAGGTGGGGCCTTCCGCCTTGCCGGGGAACGCCGCAGCGCCAGCCGCACCCCGCACGGCTGGCGCTGCGCTTGCCGCCGCCGGCCGGGAGCGGCCCCTGTTCGCGTCCCGGCCGGCGGCGGCGGTCTACAGGCCGACCTTGTTCACGGCGTACTCGGCCTGCGCTTGGGTGAATCCCTCGCCGGCGCTGGACGTGAGCTGCTCCAACAGGCTGGCGCGGCTGAAGCCGCCCATGTCGAGGTAGCTCTTGGCAGCCTCAACGGCCTGCGCGTTCCAGTCGGGATGCAGGTAGCTGACCGCGAACTCGGCGTCGGCCCTCGGGAACCCCTCGCCGGCCTTGGCGGTGAGCTGCTCGATCAGCTTGGCCTTGCTGAAGCCGCCCATGTCGAGGTAGCTCTGCGCGGACTCGACGGCCTGCTGCTGGCTGGTGGTCATGGCCGGCGCTGCCGGCGCAGGCGGCGCGGTCGTGGCCGGTTCCTCGGCCGGCGTCTGCGCCGGCATCGGCACGGCTGGCACGGTCGCCGGCGCGGTCGCCGCCGCCGGCGGCGTGGCCGTGCTGGCAGGCGCGCCGCCGCCGCCGCTGCCGCTGGCGATGCTGGCGACGGCGCCGATCACGACCAGGCTGGCAAGGCCGGTCAGGATCTTGTGGCGGCGCGGCCAGGACTTGCGCGGCTGCTGCGGCTCGGGGGTGGGGGTGGTAGTGGACATGGTTTCCTCCTCGGGGAAACGAGCTTGGCTCATCAGCGGCGGCTCGCTCAGGTCCGCCGTACGCGCGGCCAGGCCGCGCGTTTCGCCTATGGCAGCCACCGCCAGGTCACCTCGGGGCTGTCGGTCGCGCCGCGCAGCAGCACGTCGCGCGCCAGCGCGGTCGGGGACAGGTGGTAGGGCGCCGTGATCTCCATCAGCGGCATGCCGTTGAGCCGGATCAGCCAGGTGCTCATAGCCATGACCTCCTCAGCGCGGCACGGATGCCGTCGCCCCAGCTACCGGGCAGCGGCTCCTCGACCAGATAGAGCCGGCCGTCGATCGCGACCGCCCTTGCCTGCCGGCCCTCGCGGTCGGCTATGCGGTAATACGCCTCGGTGACGGGGCTCGGCGCGGCCGGGTCGTCAGTGAACCGGATCGCGGTCACGCTGACCCTGATCCCGTCGTCCAGCACGATCTCCGCCGCGTACCTGCGCCCGTTGGGCGCCTCGGCCATTCTGCTGTTCATGTTGGGTTCCTCCTCGGGATGTTGGTCACGCTGGCCAGGTCGTCCAGCGCGCAGCCGCAGGCAAGCGTCACGGTCCAGCCGGTCGGCCTGCGGTAGTCCATGGTCCACGGCCGAAGCCTGGCCGGGCCGTGGCCGTTCGGGCAGTCAAAGGGCAGGCCACGCGCCTCGCTGGCGATGGCCACGCATGCCGGGAGCGCCAAGGCCCCCGCACGGCGTGCGGGGGCCACAGCGGCGGCTAGCTGGGTCACTTGTCGCCTTCGCCGGCGGCAGGCGCGGCGTCGGCGGCAGGCGCGGCCTCGGCCTTGGCCGGCTCGCGGTCCCGGTCGATGATCTCGGCGCCGGCGGCGGTCAGCTTCTCCAGCACCCGGATCGCGCCGAACACGTACTCGCGCACGGCGGTGCGCACAGCGGCCGGGCCGCTGGCCTGCGGCTTGGCCAGCGCCGCCGCCTGCTCCTTGGCCAGCTCCTCCGGCATGCCTGCGGCCACGAGCGCGGCCACGAGCTTGTCGGGGTCGAGCTGCGGCTGCTCCGGCATGACCCACTTCGCGGGGTCGATGCGCACGATGCAGTTCACGCGCACGGGGATGGTCGTGTCCTTGGCCTCGGTCGCGGGCGCGTTGCCGGCAGGCGGGGTGGTGGGCTTGCGTGGCATGGTGGTTCCTCCTTAGAACCGAGCTGGTCTCATCAGCGGCAGGCCGCTCAACTCCTGCCGTACCTGCGCGGCTGCGCAGGTTTCGCCTTGGCTAGTCGGCCGGCAGCAATGCGGCCCGCACGTACGGCTCCCCGAACTCCTCGGCGGCAGCGTGCCAGCCGTGCGCGAACAGGTAAGCCTCGATCACGGCGTACATGTCGAAGCCGACGGCCTCGGCGTAGCTGGCCAGCGCGTCCGGGTCGTGCTGCCACTGGCCGACCCGGTGGCCGGCCGCGTGGAGCGCGGCGTACAGCGCCAGGTGGTCGGCCTGCCTGCTGCCGGCCACGGGCGGCGCGGCGTAGTAGTGGTTCGTCACGTGCCAGGCCGGCGCAACGCACGGCCCCTTGGCCGGGTGCACGTAGCCGCAGGTCTCCATGGTGGTTCCTCCTCGGGGGCCGGCCTGGCGGCCGGCGTTGCAACTAACTAACTACTAGTAAAACGCATGTTCGGCCGTGGTCATGCCGCATCTGCCGAGATTAATCGAATAATTCGAACAAGTTTGACAACCTGCGCGGCGGGCACATCTATCCGTGCCGTCGCCGCGTCGGGGCTGGGTGGTTCCTCCTAGGCGCGGCGGCGGTCTATCGTGCGCACGGGGGCACGCGCAGCGGCCAGGATTACGGGAGCGTCATGTCCGACCGCCGCAGGTTCCCGCCGTGCGGGCGCGTGCTGGACGGGGTGACGTGCTGGCGGCGCGGCGAGCATCTATGCGCCCCGCGCGCCGCGCACGCGATGGCGTTCTTCACCGAGCTGCTGGTCCACACGAAAGGCGACTACAGCCGCCGCGCCTTCGTACCCGCGGACTGGGAGCGCGATGAGGTCATCGTGCCGCTGTTCGGCACCGTCGAGTATGACTACCACTGGCGCCGCTACGTGCGCCGCTACCGCGAGTTGTACCTGAGCACCGGGCGGAAGAACGGCAAGACGGAGCTGTGCGCCGGCGTCGTGCTGTACCTGCTGGTGGCCGACGGGGAGGAGGCAGCCGAGATCTACGGCCTGGCCTTGGACAAGGACCAGGCGAGCCTCGCCTACAGCGCCGCCGCGCGGATGGTCGATCTGTCCCCGGTGCTCAGCCGCCGCCTTCACGTGCTGCGCGGCGCCGGGCGGATCACCGACGACCGCACGGCCTCCTTCTTCGCCGTCACGGCCGGCGATGCGATGGGCGCGCTCGGCCCGAACCCGCACGGCGCCTACATCGATGAGCTGTTGGCGCAGCCGTCACGTGATCTGTACGACGCGCTCCGCACCGGCTTCGGCGCGCGCGCCCAGCCGCTCATGATCCTGATGACCACGGCCGACAACCTGCCGGGCGGCTTCGCCGCGCAGGAGCGCGCCTGGTCCGAGCGGGTGCTGGAGAACCCGGAGCTGGACCGCGCCAGGCTGGTCGTGCTGCACGCGGCGCCGCCCGAGGCCGACTGGACCGATGAGGCCACGTGGGCGCTCGCGAACCCCGCCCTGGGCGACTACCTCGACCCGCGCATCCTGCGCGATGAGTGCGCCAAGGCGCAGGCGAACCCGGCGGCCGAGCGCGCGTTCCGGCAGTTCCGCCTCAATCAGCAGCAGCAGCAGGCCGGCCGCGCGCTGGACCTGGCGCGGTGGGACGCCGGCGCGGCGCCGCTGCCGCGCCTGGCCGGCGCCGAGTGCTATGCGGGCCTGGACCTGGCCAGCACCATCGACCTGGCCAGCTACGCGCTGGACTTCCCCGACGGCCACGGCGGGCACTTCGTGCTGTGCCGCGCGTACGCGCCTGCGGCGATGCTGCCGCAGCTTGACCGGCGCACTGGCGGCGCCGCCAGCGCGTGGGCGGCGGCGGGCCTGCTGACCGTGACCGAGGGCAACGTCATCGACTACGAGGCCATCAAGCGCGACCTCCGCGCGGACGCCGAAGCCTACGACCTGCGCGAGATCGCGTTCGACCGCTGGGGCGCCACCCAATTGTCGCTGGACCTGCTGGACGAGGGGTTCCCGCTCATCCAGATGGGCCAGGGCTACGCCAGCATGTCGGGGCCGACGAAGGAGTTCCTGCGGCTGGTCGCCGCCGGCCTGTACCGCCACGGCGGCGACCCGCTCATGCGCTGGCAGGCATCCAACCTCGTCACGCGCACCGACCCGGCCGGGAACGTGAAGCCGGACAAGCAACGCTCGGCGGACAAGATCGACAGCATCGTGGCCGCGATCATGGCCCTGGACCGGGCGCTGCGGCACGCGCCGGGCGAGGACGACTACGCGGCGGCCGGCTTCTAGGTTTACGCTGGGCCGGGGGCAGCGCAGCGGCAAGGCCACGGGAGGCCGGGCCGTGACGATCATCGATGAGGCGCCGCCGGCGTCGAGCCTTCAAGCGCTGCGCAGCGCCGCCTCGGCCAAGCTCGACGCGCAGGCGATGCGCGCCCGCCGTTACCAGCTCTACTATGACGGCGAGAGCGAGATCATCGCCTTGCTGGACACGGCCGACCGGCAGACCTTCGCCAAGTTCTTGCACGAGGCCGGCGCCGACTGGTGCGAGCTGATCGTCAACGCCGTGGCCGAGCGCTTGCAGATCGTCGGCTTCCGGTTCGCGGACGCCGCTGCCAGCGAGCTGGCGTGGCAGGTATGGCAGGCCAGCGGCATGGACGCCGACGGCGAGCTGGTGCAGACCGACGCGCTCGTTACCGGCCAGAGCTTCGCGCTGGTCCAGCCCGACGAGGATGGCGACAACCCTACCGGCGTGGAGATCACCGCCGAGTCCCCGTTCGAGGCGTGCGTGCTGTACGAGCCGGGGAACCGCAGGCACCGCATCGCCGGCTATAAGCGCTTCGCGGGCATCGACCCGCAGGACTACCCGTGGCCGTGGGGGCTGGTAGCCGAGCCCGCGGAAGGCGTCACCGACGTGCTGTTCACGGACAGCACGATTGCCATCTGGCAGCCCGGCAGCGGCACCCCGCTAGTCCAGCCGAACCCGGCCGGCGTCGTCGGCCTGGTCGAGATCGTGCCGCAGCCGCGCACCTGGGGGCCGCCACGGTCGGAGCTGACGCCGGCGCTGCCGATACAGGACCGCATCCACACCACGCTGTTCAACCGGCAGGTCGCGGTCGATTACGGCGCGAACAGGCAGGTATGGGCCACGGGCGTGAAGATGCAGCGGCAGACCGGGACCGTGACCGGCGCCGACGGCGTGACGCAGGAGGTCGTGTCGTACCTGCCGCCGTACAACGTGGGCGCGAACCGGCTGCTGGTCAGCGAGAACCCGGCCGCGCGGTTCGGCGCCATCCCCGAGTCGGCGCTGGGCGGCTACCTGGCCGCTGTGGACCAGGACGTGCTGACGATGGCCGCGATCACCCAGACGCCCGCATGGTACTTCCAGCCCATCGCCAACCTGTCGGCCGACGCGATCAAGGCGAGCGAGGCCGGCCTGGTCGCCAAGATCAGCCGCCGCGCCCTGCACATAGGCGAGGGCTGGGAGGAAGTGATGCGCACGGCGCTGGCCGTGATCGGCCACCCGGCCGCGCGCGACCGCAGCGCCGAGGTGCTGTGGAAGGACTTCCAGACGCGCAGCGTGGCGCAGCTCGTTGACGCGCTGGTCAAGATGCGGACTTTGGGCGTGCCCATCGAGGAGCTGTGGCGGCAGTACGGCGCCACGCCCGGCCAGGTCGATGAATGGCGCCGGATGCGCGTGGCCGAGGAGTCGGGGCCGCAACTGGCGCCGCAGCCGGTCCCGGCGCCGGCCAGCGGCAAGTCCAAGGCGCAAGCGCCGCCCGAGCCGCTAACCCCGTGAAGGAGCAGCCATGACCACACCCGCTGCGCCGCAGGCGCCAGAGTCAGGCCAGCCGCAGCCGCCGGCGCCGCAGCCGCAGCCGCAGCCGCAGCCGCCAGGCCAGCCGCCAGGCGCCGGCCAGAACGGCGCCGGCGCGCCGACGGCAGCCGAGCAAGCGCTGGCCGAGGAGCGCGCCCGCGTCAAGGGCCTGGAGCGCGAGCTGGCGCAGCTACGCCAGGCCCACATGAGCGACGAGGACAGGCGGCTGGCCGAGGCGCGCGACCAGGGCCGCGCCGAGGCGCGCGAGGAGGCCGCGCGGGCGCTCGCCGGCGCCGAGCTGCGGCACCTGCTGACCGGCCGGCTAACCGACCCCGAGGCGGCGATCGAGTACGTGGACCTGTCCAGGCTCGTCAAGGACGGGGAGCCGAACCGGCGCGCCATCAACGCGCTGGCCGACAAGCTGGCGCCGGCGCAGCAGCCGGCGCCGCCCGGCCGGGTGCCGGCCGGGGTCCGCGAGCCGGCGCCTGAGCAGGACTGGCTCGGCAGCGTCATCCGGCGATAGCATGCCGGTGATGCCGATGGCGCGATGCCTCGGCAGCCGGTAGCCGAATCCGGCCGCCCGCGTACCTAGGCGCGAGGCCAGGGCTGGCCGCAGGCGTGGCGCGATGCCCACTGCGGCCGGTAGCGGGGCACGCGGCGCTCTGTCACCGCGTCCGGAAGGCTACCGCCGCCATGGCACTAGGCGATTTCTCCGGGGTCATCCCCGTTGAGTACTCCACCACGATTCTCCAAGAGGCGGTGCGCGCCTCAGCCGCGCTCACGCTTGGCACCCGCCTCCCGATGGGCAGCAAGACGACCCAGATGCCCGTTCCCAAGACGTTCCCGACCGCGAGCTGGGTGACCTCGGCCACTGGCCGCAAGCCATACACCGACATTGGGCTCCAGCCGGCCACGCTGACCGCCGAGGAAGTCGCCGCCGTGATCGGCATCCCCGACGCGATGGTCGAGGACAACAGCATCAACCTCTGGGCGTACTGTCGGCCGCTGCTCGCGCAGGCCATCGCCCGCGCGCTGGACGATGCGGTCATTTTCGGCATCACGCCGCCCGCGTCGTTCCCCACGACCGGCGTCCTCGGCCGCGCTGTCGCCGTCAACGCCGGCGTCGATGCCGTGGACACGATCAACAAGACCATGGGCAATGTCGAGGGCCGGTATCTCGACGTGACCGGCCACTGCACGTCGCTGGTCAGCCGCTCCCTGCTGCGCGGCGTGCGCGCTACCGGCTCGGGCGAGCCGCTGCTCGGCGTCCAGCAATTCGGGGACTACGCGCAGCCGACGCTGTACGGCCTGCCGATCAGTTACATCCCGTGGCACTACTCGACCGGCGCCGCGCCGGCGACCTACATCGCGGGGAACTGGAAGTACCTGGTCATCGGCGTACGTCAGGACATCAGATACGAAATCAATCCCGCAGGCGTGATCGCTGACGCTGCCGGTGTCGTAGTTGTGTCCGGTTTTCAGGACAACGTGACGCCTATGAAGGTGTGGGCAAGATTCGGGTGCGTCATCGTGAACCCGGTGACCCCCGACCAGCCGGGCGGCGCCGTGGCCTTCGCCAAGTCCGCGCTCGGCGCCGCATCCGGCACCGCGCCGACGCTGATGGAGGGCGAGGAGCCGCCGGCCGAGGAAGAGGCGCCGCAGCGCAGCGCCAAGGCGGGCGCCAGCCGGTGACGGTAGAGCCGTTCGCCGCCGTACTGCTCGCATCGGGCTACTGGGACACCCAGGCGGGCGATCCCAACCTGGCGCCCGGCGCCGGCAAGTACCGCGCGGACAACTGGGCAGCCCCGGCGCTGGTGGCCATAGCCTCCACGGACAAGGACGGCTACGACCGCCACGCCGGGCTGCTCACGATCGCGCCCGGCACCGCGATCATCGAGCAGGGCGCCAACAATAGCCAGAACTACCAGCAATGGACGGTGACCGGCGCCGTTACCGACAACGGGACGTGGATCAAGGTCCCCGTCGAGGTCGCCGCCAGCGGCAGCGCGTTCACCGCGCCCGGCAGCAACGTGTCCTACCTGCTGCAAGCGCTCCAGCTCGCGCCGCCAGGCCAGCCCCCGGAGGCCGGCGGCGCCGGCTGGCAGGCGTGGGCGCCGCCGCTGAACCCGCCGACGGCGGGCGGGCTGCCGTACGACCAGGCGCAGGCCATAGCCGACGCCTTCTGGGCCGACAGCCCGCATCTGTGCGCCGCCTTGCAGTGGGAGGCGTACGCGGCCACGCTGGCGCCGACGCCGGCCGTGGCCAGCGTGTCAACCGGCGCGCAGTCCGTCAGCTACAGCCCGGCCGCGCCGCAAGGCGAGTTCGGGCTGGCCATGCAGCGCGCGGCCTGGCACCGCGCCTTCCTGGCCGACCAGCTCGTCAGCGTCGAGATGACCGGCCCCCGCGACCGCGCGCTGGCCGGCGCCTACCCGTGGGGCTGGTGGCCGTATGGCTAGCCTGCTGCTGGCCCCCGACACGGTGGAGCTGTACCCGGCGCCGGCCGCACCCGCGGACGCCGACGCGCACGGCTGGGCGCTGCCAGGCGCGGCGCCGCCGGCCTGGACCGGGACCGGCAACCTCCAGCTCGCGGCAGGCGCCACGGACCCGCGAGCCAGCGAGCGCGGCGGCCACGGGCCGTTCGACCCGGCGTCCATCCACACCGGGACGCTGTACCTGCCGCCCGACGCGAACCCGGTGGCCGGCATGACCGCGCTCGTGCGCGGCACGGTCTACGCGCTGGCGCAGGTCCGCCTCGTGGCCGACCCGATCGGCGGCGCGCTGGGCTGCTGGGCGGCAGCCGCCAGCGCCGTGAGCACCTGGCCGGTGCCGTGATGGCCGGCGCCAGGTTCCGCGTCATCGACCGCCACGCGCCACGCAAGGCCGTGGACCCGGACATCCGCGAGATAACCGAGCGCATCGCGCAGGACGCCAGCGCCGACGCGCCGCGCCTGACCGGGCGCCTGGCCGCGTCCTACCGCGTGGCGCGCGGCGTAGCGCCAGCCGTCTACCTGGTCACCACCGACGTGGAGTACGCCAAGTACGTCGAGTACGGCACCCGCAACATGGCCGCGCGCGCGCCGATGGGCCGCGCGCTGGCGCACGCGAGGCGCTGATGACCACGCCGCCCGTCATCGTGCAGCCCGACCTCGAAGCGTGGGTCTGGAGCAACATACGCGGCCTGTCGCCAGGCATAACCTCCTTCGCCTACGCCGCCGAGCAGGTCTTCCCCGGATGGGTCTACACGCACTTCATCCAGGTTGACGCCCGCGCCAAGCGGAAGGACGCCGCGCGGGCGCTGGCCGAGCAGGCGCGGCAGGTCATCTACGCGCTGGCCGAGACGCCCTGGCCGGACGGCGCCGTGGTCTACGTCCAGCCCGTCGAGGGGCCGCTGTGGCTGCCGGATGACGACGGCCTGCCCCGCTACGTCACGCGCTACGAGTTCCGCGTGCATCCCCTAGCGCCGCCAGGCGCCATCACAACGGCCGGCGAGCCGGCCAGTCCCCACCGCCGCAAGGCGGCATCTGCAAGGAGTACCGCATGAGTCCCACCGCCACCGCCGACCAGCCGACCGTCGAGCCGCTGGCCTACGGCCCGCCCTACGCGCTGGACCCGACGCAAGTCCTGAACGGCCAGAACAAAGGGCCTGGCCTCTACCTGGCGCCGGCCGGGACCGCTGGCCCGGCCGACACGACCGTCGCCTGGCCGGCCGCCTGGACGATCCTCGGCTACGCCAGCAACGACGGGGCGACCATCGGCGTTTCCACCGACACGAACGAGATCGTGCCGTGGCAGAGCATCGTGCCCTTGCTGACTGCGGTCACGAAGCGCCTGGTCACCATGAAGTTCACGCTCTGGCAGCTCAACGACCAGACGCTCGCGCTCTACTTCGACGCGGACGTGCCGACCGTCACGGGCGGCAACGCCTTCACGCTGGACGTGCGCAGCGACAAGCCTCAGCACATTTACGCGGTGGGCATCGACGCGGCCGACATCAATCACACGATGCGCGTCATCTTCCCGCGCGCCAACCTGACCGACGCGGGCGACATGCAGATCAAGCGCGGCGAGGCCGTGCCGCTCGAAGTGACCCTCACGGCGCTGGACACGGCGGGCTCGATGGCCAAAGTCCTGCTCGGTGGCCCGTGAGCCGGGCCAGCGCGAACGGCAAGGTTCCCTTCGACCTGGACGCCGCCGCCGCAGCGGCGGCAGCCGACGAGGCCACCGCCGTACCGTTCGCGTTCACGTGGCAGGGCAAGACCTACAGCCTGCCGCCGCAGGGCGCATGGCCGATGAAGGTTGTCCGCAACCTGGCGGCCGGGGACCTCAACGCCGCTATGTCGGAGCTGCTCGGCGGCGCCGGATACGAGGAGCTGTGCGACAGCGGCATGACCCTCGGCAACCTGGCCACGCTGTTCGAGGCCGTGGGCGAGGCCGCAGGCGTGGGCAGCCTCCCAAACTCATCGGCGCCTGCGCTAGCAGGTTCGACCCGGACGTAGAGGCCGCGATGCTGGCCGCATACGGGATCGACACGCTCGACCCGAAGGTAAGCACGCGCCGCGTCTGGGTGCTGCTGGAGCGGCTGCCGCCGCACGCGCGCCGGCCTGGCGAGCAGTGGAGCACGGAGGCCGAGCTGCTCGCCGGCCTGATCGACCACGTGGCTGCCCTGACGTGGGTCACGGCGCGCGCCTACGGCTCCAGCGCCGCCAGGCCGCAGCCGGTCCGCCGGCCGCCGCCGCGCCGCCGCCAGGCCCCGGCCGGCGCCGCACCCGCGGATCAGCGTTCGGGGTGGGCCGACGCCATCGCCGCGCTGGCCGGCATTCCAGGCGTGGAGGTGGTCCATGGCAAGTTACAGCTACGCCAGCCTCACGGTCCCGGTCTACGCCGACACGCGGCACCTGACGGTGCAGATACAGCGCGAGGCGACCACGGCCGGGGAGAAGGCCGGCAAGTCGGCCGGCAAGAGCTGGGGCAGTAACTTCCTGCGCACGATCGGCTCGGCCATCGCCGTCGTCGGCGCCGAGCGGATTTTCGATTCCATGATCAGCGGCGCCGAGGAGGCCGAGCGGGTCAATAAGGCGACCGAGCAGGCCATCCGCTCCACGGGCGGCGCCGCGCACGTGACCGCCGAGCAGGTCAAGGGCCTGGCCGACGCGCTGATGAAGAAGACCGGCGTGGACGACGAGACCATCAAATCCGGCGCGAACATGCTGCTGACCTTCACCAACATCCGCAACGAGGCCGGCAAGGGCAACGCGATCTTCAGCCAGGCGTCCTCCGTGCTGCTGGACATGACCAGCGCCATGACCGGGGGCAACGTCACCAGCGAGGCGATGCGCAAGCAAGCCATCCAGCTCGGCAAGGCGCTCAACGATCCGGTCAAGGGCATGGGCGCGCTGCGCCGCGTCGGCGTGACCTTCACCGCGCAGCAGACCGAGCAGGTCAAGGCCATGGTCAAGAGCGGCAACACGCTCGGCGCCCAGAAGCTCATCCTGCGCGAGCTGGGCAAGGAGTTCGGGGGCCAGGCCGCAGCCATGGCCACGCCGATGACCCGGCTCCACACCGCGACCAAGGAGCTGGCCGAGTCGGCAGGCACCGCCCTGCTGCCAGTGCTCAGCTCGGTAGGCACGTGGCTGACCAACACCGGCATCCCGGCGCTGACCGCCTTCGGCGGCTGGCTGGCGCGCAATAAGGCGTGGGTCGTGCCGCTGGCCGGCGCCATCGCCAGCTTCGTCGGCACCCTGTACCTGGCAAGCAAGGCCATAGCCGTCGTCAACGCCGTGCTGAAGCTGCTCCAGATCAACATGGTCATCACCCTCGGCCCGATCGCCCTCATCATCGCCGGCCTGATCGCGCTCGGCGTCGGCCTTTACCTGCTGTGGACCAAATCGCGCACGTTCCGCGTGATCGTGGAAGCCGCCTTCAACGGCGTCAAGGCGGCAGCCATGGCCGTGATCGGGTGGTTTAGCGGGCCGTTCCTGCGCTTCTTCACCGTGATCATTCCCGGCATCTTTAACGCCGTGCTCAAGTGGGTCAAGGCGAATTGGCCGCTGATCGTCGGCTTCCTGACCGGGCCTATCGGCCTGGCGGTCGTGCTCATAATCCGCTACTGGACCCAGATACGCAATTTCATCACCAGCACGGCGCAGGCCATTTGGCGCACCGTGGTCGCCATTTTCACGAATATCCGCAATTTCATCGGCGGCATCGCGGGGTCGGTGCAGCGCACCGTCGCGAGCTGGTGGAACAACGTGGTCACGACCGTGAGCGGCGCCCTGGGCCGCGCCTGGACCAACCTGGCCGGCTGGTTCTCCCGGCTGCCGGGCCAGATCGCCGCGTGGGGCGTGGCAGCCGTGCGCGGCTGGGCCAAGCTCGGCGGCGACATGATCGGCGGCCTGCTCGGCGGCATCACCAACGCCATGCGCAACATCGCCACGTGGGTCAACCGCGTGATCGTCCAGCCCATCGTCGGCGCCGTGAAGCGGTTCTTCGGCATCCACAGCCCGAGCACGGTCATGGAAGGCGTGGGCGGCAACCTGACGGCCGGGCTGTTCAAGGGGCTGGCGGCCGACGCGGGCGGCATCGTGAAGATGGTCTTCGGCGGCTGGCCTGCCGCGCTGGCCGGGCTCATCGGCAAGGGCTTCGCCGCGATAACGGCGCTGCCCGGCAAGGCACTGTCGGCGCTCGGCTCGGTGGCCGGCAAGGTCGGCGGCTTCTTCAAAGGACTGTTCGGCGGCGGCGGCGGCGGCGGCGTCGGCCAGTGGGCCGGCATCATGCACGCCGTGACCGACATGCTCGGCGTCTCGTCGCTTTTCAGCGTCTTCATGGCCCAGATGCAGACCGAGAGCGGCGGCAATCCTAAAGCCATAAACCTCACCGATATAAACGCCAAGATGGGAATTCCGTCGAAAGGGCTGATGCAGGTAATAGACCCGACCTTTAATGCTTACGCCGGGCCTTTCCGCAGCCGTGGGATATGGGACCCGCTAGCGAATATCTACGCGGCGGTCAGCTACGCAATCGCCCGTTATGGCGCCAATATCGCCAACGTGCTCGGGCACGGCCACGGCTACGCCGGCGGCGGCGTCGTGGCTGAGCCCGTCGTCGGCCTCGGCCTCCGGTCGGGGTCCCCGTACTCGTTCGCGGAGCGCGGCCCCGAGCTGGTCTCGCCGCTTACCGGCCGCGCGCCCCGCCTCGGCGGCGGCGCCACGGTCATCAACGTGTACCCGCGAGAGAGCCAGTCGGAGACCGCCATAGCCGCCGCCGTGAACGCGCACCTGCACTGGGCCGCAGCAGGGGGGCAGGCATGATTCCGGTGACGTGGGACGGCCTGGCGCTCAACGCCGGCTACGACGCTGGCAGCGGCCTGACGTGGGTGATCGAGGACGTGGCCGGCTGGCTGGACAGCCCGCCGCTCAACGGCAACGACGTGAACCGCGCGCTGAGCGACGGCGCGGCCTACGGTGTCAAGACGCTGGAGGCGCGGCTGGTAACCCTCCAGGGCGCCATCGTCGCCGGCCGCGCTGGCGACCTGCCGCCAGTGCGCGACCAGCTCGCCGGCAAGGCGGCGGCGCGCAGCCCGGCCGCGCTGACGATCGGGGACGCGGCCGGCCGCACGCTGACGGCCAGCGTGCGCGGCGACAGCGATGCGTTCAAGGTGACCTACCTGTCGCCGCTGGCGCTCCGCTGGCAGGTCATCCTCACGGCGGCGGACCCGAGGCTGTACGACACGACCGCGCAGACGGTCACGCTGTCGAATACCGGCGCGACCGGAGGGTGGGGCTACCTGCGCACGTACCCGCGGACCTACCCGGCCGGGACGCTGGCGAGCACCGCGTGGCTGGCGAACGCCGGCAACACGTACGCGCCGGTCGTGGCGCTCTACACCGGCCCCCTCAATGCGGGCCTGCGCTTGACCGACGGCACTAACACGATCTTCACCGCCGCGCTGGCGCCTGGCGAGCAGCTCTACATCCAGTGCGACCGGCTGGCGGCCGCCGCGCCCGGAGGCGCCAGCCGCGCCAGCTACATACAGCCGGGCAGCGCGCCGCTGTCGGTCAACCCCGGTGGCGAGCAGTGGTCGCTGATCGGCAGCGGCAGCGGCACGGTGCAGCTCCAGTGGCAGGCGGCATGGACATGACCGCCGCGCCGCTGGATACCATCGCCTTCCCGGTCGCGGCGCCGCTGCCGGGCGCCTGGACGTTCTGGGCCGACACCACGGTGGGCGCCGCGCCGCTCGGGCCGGTCAGCCCCACCGCATTCAGTTGCAACTGGGTCCTCAACGGCTTCGGCGCCGGCCAGGTCACGCTGCCCTTCGACGGCTCGACCATTCCCGCGATCGGCGCCGACCGGGTGCTGCGGCTCTGGGCCTGGCGGCTCTGGGCGTTCTACGCCGGCGCGCCGGTCTGGTGCGGCTGCCCGACCGGGGTCACGGACAACGGCGGCGTCGGCGTCACGTACACGCTGACGGAGCTGCCCGGCTATCTGAACCGCCGGCTGTACGACGTGGTGGGCGGGCACACCTACACCGCCGTCGAGCAGACCAGCATCGCGGCCGACCTGGCGGCGCCGGTTGGCGATGTCGGCGTGGCGCTGGTGACGCAGGCCGGCGGCGGCCTCACCCGCGACCGCGCGTACACCTACCTACAGGCCGGCTCGCGCGCCGCCTTGCTGCAAGAGCTGGCCGGGGTCATCAGCGGCCCGGAGTTCCGCAGCGAGTACGCGCTGGCGGCTGGCGCGCCCGCTTGCACGCTGCGCATCGCCTATCCGCGGGTCGGCGCCAGCACGACGGGCCTCGGCATAACCATCCCCGGCGCAGGCGTGGCCTACGAGGCGCAGTGGGACGCCGACGCGATGCGGACCCACACGATAGCGACCGGCGACGTGGCCGACAACGCGCCGACGACGGCGGTCAAGCCAGTGATGGTCAAGGACGTGCCGCAGGCCGACCTCCCGAGGCTGGACGCGGCCGACGACTGGCCGGGCGTAGTGCTCGCGTCCACGCTGACCGAGAAGGCCAACGCCGCCGCCGCGCAGTACGCGCAGCCGGTCCTCGCGCTGACCGCTACGGCCACGCTGGCGGCGCCGCCGCTGGGCAGCTACGGCGTAGGCGACGACTGCACGGTCAACATCACGTCGCCAATGCTGCCGGCCGGCTACACGGCCACGGGGCGGGTCACCCAGATCGACGCGGACGCCGCCGCCGGCACCGCGAAGTGGACCGTCGCCGTCACGCTGCCCGCGCCCAGGACGCGCCCGACAGTGACCAGCGTGCTCGCCCGCCAGGGCGCGCAGATCGCGCTCATGTTCCGAAAGTCGCTCACCACGACGCCGACCAACCTTTTAGGGGCAAGGCATGACTACCGGACTGATGGAGTGGGGCCAGAGCGGCTCCTATAACGCCCCGGACGACAGGCGCGCGCTGACGGCGATGATGGCCGGCCGCGCGGCCGGGGTCGTGAGCCCCGTCGTGCTCACGGCCGGCAGCGGCCTGAATATCAACGTCGCCGCCAACTGGCTGGCCGTGGTGAACTGCGCCGACCAGACGCTAGGCGTGGCCGGGACCGCCTCGGCGCTGGTCGTTCCGGGCAACGCCGGCGATGCAGGCGCGCCGCGCACGGACAGCCTGTGGTGCGACGTGTCGCCCACGGCCGGGACGTTCGCGCTCGTCGTGATCCCGCAGTCAGCCGAGACCGGCCGCATCGGGATACGGCTGGCCACGCTCACGGTCCCGACCGGCGCCAACCTGGCCTCGGCGTTCACCATGACCCCGGTCGCTGCCAGCGCCGCGAACTGGCCGAACGGGCTCAATATCGGCGCGGTCGGCGCGCTGTGGACCGTGAGCCCGTATCTGGGCGATGCGACCTTTCCCAACGCGCTGCGCTTTCAGCAGGGCTCCAACCCGCCGATATTCATGCTCCAGAACGGGCAGGTGCGGCCCGCCAGCCTGATCACCCCGACTGCGCCTGAGAGCTGGCATGCGATCACGCTCAGCGGCTCATGGGCGAACGTCGCCGGCCAGGGGCTCGAAATGATGTACACGGCCGATGACTTCGTGCACATCCACGGCAGCATTACCGTGCCGTCCGGGGTGACCGGCCCGGCTAACACGATCGCGGTGCTCAACAGCCTCTACCGGCCAGCGCGGTATGAAGACCTGTTCGGGTGGGAGGTCGCGGTCTCCAGCCCGTACACCGCGACCGCCCACGACATTCTCGTGCGGCCGGGCGGACAGCTTGACTGCTTCGGCGCTGCGGTCGCAGGCACGACTATCCGCATCGACAGCCGCTATCCGCTACACGGCACCGTTTTCCCGTAGGAGGGGACCAGCCATGTCATTTCGAGAGATCCGCGACGCGGGGCGCTTCCGCAGCGACCGCGCGGCACGCGAGGAAGTCGGGTTCGCGCTGGCCGAACCGGCGCCCGAGCCCGACGACATCGACCAGGCGACCCGCGAGCATGACGGCGCCTGGCTTGAGCACTTCCGGCAGGAGCGCGGCGATGGCTAGCTACACCGAGCGGTGGTACGACTGCCCGAACTACTCCGGGCGCGGCGGCGTGACGCCAACCAAGCTGACCTTCCACACGACCGAGGGCAGCACGACCGGCCAGAGCTTGGCCAACTGGCTGGGCAACCCGGCCGCGCAGGTCAGCTACCACGCGGCGGTGGACATGGAGGCCGGCGTGGTCCACCGCTTCGTGGATAGCGACATGAAGGCGTGGAGCCAAGCCAATTACAACCCTCAAGGGCTGTCGGTCGCCTTCTGCACGCCCGAGGGCGCAGCCAACGGCTGGAGCCGCGACACGTGGCTCAACCAAAAGAGCGTGATGCTTGACAACGCCGCCGCGATCGGCGCCACGTTCGCGGACTGGTACGGCATCCCGCTCGTTGAGCTGAGCAGCGGCAGCGCCCAGGGCGGCGGCGTCGGATGCTGCCAGCACGCGAACCTCGGCGCAGGCGGCGGCGGGCACGTGGACTGCGGCCTCGGCCGCTTCCCCATGGACGAGCTGATCCGCCGCATGGGCGGCGCGGCGACCGCGCCGCCGCCAAGTAGCGGCACGGTGCCGCCGGCCAGCGGCGGCAAGGCGCCGGCCTGGCCGTACCCGTCCGACCACTGGCTGGGCCAGCCCGACGCCGACCCGCGCTGTCACAGCGGCTACTACGGCGGCGCCGACCAGACGCACGTCCGCACGTGGCAAGGCCAGATGGCGACCCGCGGATGGTCGATCTCGGCTGACGGCATGTACGGCCCGGCAAGCGAGAACGTCTGCCGCCAGTTCCAGGCCGAGAAGGGCCTCGGCGTTGACGGCCTGGTCGGGCCGCAAACCTGGTCGGCCGCGTGGACGGCGGGGGTCACATGATGAGGCCGCGCCTCCTCGTGCTCCTGCTCGGCTGCGCCGCGATAGCGCTCGGCGCGGTCGTGCTGATCCGGAATCAGGCCCCCGATGACGAGCTGCTCGGCGGCGGCGTGATCGCGGCCGGCCTCGGGCTCATCCTCGGCGCCCTGCCAGCCAACTAGGAGGTATGCATGTTCGCAACTGGGCTACCGCAGGCGCAATGCCTGTCCATCATCCAGGGCAAGCTCAGGACCATCCGCGACGGGCTCAGCGAGGCGCGCGAGCTGCACGCATGGGCGGCCGGCCTGTCGAACGCCGAGATCTCGGAGGCAACCGGCCTGACCGACGCCGACGCGCAGACGCTCAAGAGCGCGATGGCCGACGCTGCCGGCCTGGCCGACCTCTACAGCCTCGGCACCGACGACCGCAATCCCGGCGCCGGCTACGTGTACGGGCAGAGCCAGGTCCAGGTCATCGGCCCGCTGTAGGCCGCGCGGGGCGCAGCGCCACGCTGCGGGCCGCGACCCCGGCCGCAGGCGATCACACGCGGCGCCTCGCGTTCGCCCGTGTCGCTGCGGCTGGCGCGGGCGGATTCCGCCGCGCGGCCGACCTGAGCCAGAACTTAGCCAGAATTGGGATTGCGGCGCCCCGCTAATGTCAGCGCCGGCCGGTAGGCTTGGCCCCAATCACCTTCTCGGGGTGACACAACGGCGGCGGCGCGCCGCCCCATTGGCCGGCTGTCGTCCAGCCAGCTAGTTGGCGCGCCGCCGCCGGCGCCGTGCCAGGCCAGGCCGCAGCGCCGCCAGGCCAGCCGCCGCCAAGGCCGCGCGCTGCGCCGTTTGCTGGTAATACCGCGCTGTTACCGGCTAGGCTGCCATAGGTATTACCCGCCGCGCCGCCGCAAGGCGCGGCACCCCGAGAAGGAAGGGTCTAACCATGACCGACGACAACGTGCGCCCGCTTCGGCCGCGCACCGACAGGCCGACCTCGCTCAAGCTGGGCGGCCTGCGCCAGTGGTATGAGGAGGAGGCGGCAGCGCGCGGCATGACGCCGCACGGCCTGATGGTCCACGCGCTCCAGGCATGGGCCGACGACCACACCCCCGACCAGCCGGCGCCCGAAGGCCCGCTCGCGCGCGACGAGGAGCTAGCCGACCTGGTGTTCAACTGGGGCGACTGGTATGCGATCAGCGTCCACGGCGGCGGCCGGCGCTACGTGGGGCAGCGCCGCGACGGCAAGGGCACGCTCACGGACGACAGCGCGGCCGGGCTGCGCGCCAAGATCGAGGCCGACAACGAGGCCGACCCCGTGCCGCGCGAGGTCACGCCATGAGCGTCCAAGACCCGCTCGGGCTGCGGCGCTGCGCCAGTTGCGGCAACGCCTTCGAGCACGACCGGCAGGACGACGGGCTGTGCGCGCACTGCGGCCAGCCGTTCGACCGGCCGGCCGGCCAGCCGTTGACGGCCGTTTGCTACCTATGCGGCGCCGAGCGGCCGATGGACACGATGGCGATCGAGGCGGCCGGCGACGGCATGGTCTGGATCTGCGACGGCGATGCCATCACCGACTGTGAAACCCGGCGCGGCATATGAAGGCGTGGCACACCAGCGGCGACCCGTACGAGGACCGCGAACGCGACTACAGCCCGGCCGAGGCGGCGGCAATCGCCCGCATCTACCCGTGGGCGGCGATCGACAGCGCCGGCGACCTGATCGTCGGCATGTACCGCACCCGCGCTAGCTGGGGCGGCGGCGAGCCGATGGAAGGCAGCCGCCTGGCGCGCCAGTTGGAGGCGCCGTGACCGGGCTACAGGCCGCGATCCTCGCGGCGTGCGAGGCCGAGCTGCTCACGGGGCGCCGCTGGGGCCAGCCGCCGGCGATCTACTTCCTCAACGTCCAGCGGCACGGGCCGGCGCTG